ATCATCGTTGTCAGCTATAAATACATGCTTGCGGTCATGGAAAAACTCAAACATCGTCTCTGCGACAGGCGAAAGATTGTAAGCATCAAATGACACGATGACTGGCTGTGAGAAGTCAGCGTAAATACTCGCTGCGGTTGCATAGCCTTCGGCATAATTAATTATGGTGCTGGTTTTGAGTATCTCTTGTCCCAAGATAAAAAAGCTACCGCTTTTTTTAGAACCAGTAAGAAACAGTTTTTTGCCATCTTCACCTATGTATTGCAGTCCGACAATCGCCATGCTTTTGTCATACAAAGGGATGACTAGCTGACCGTGTTGGTTGACCCTTAATCCATAAGGTAAGACTTTCTTTCTTTCTAAGTAGGGATGTTTCTCACACGGTGTAGCTTTGTCCCAAAGATCCTTTGCCTTCTTAGCTGTCTCCAGATGTTTCTTCGTGAGCTTCTTGACGGCCTCTTTTCTCAGCTCTTCGATCTCAGCTCTCTCTTCTTTAGATATGGTTTGTTTCTTCTTATTCTCTGGCTTCCAATGATGAGTGGGAACATCAGCCGAGGTTCGATAGTCACCCAATCTGCCGTAAGGGACAGACTGATCTAACCACAGCTGATACCACCCTGATAGCTTACGCTTACCACCAACATTGATGTACGCTCGACCTATTGAGCCATCGGTAAGTAAGCCTTTGCTGGGTTCTGGTTCCAACCCGTGTTCAGCTAGAAAATCGCTAAATTCGTGTTGGTAATTAATAGAGAGGGGTTGTTCAAAATTCTTTTTCTTAGGTCGGTTTAGTTTCAGTGACATCAATCATCCTTTTTTTTACATTTGCTTAATTTGTATTATTGTGTAAGATACTACATAAATTAATTCAAATAAGCAAACAATATAGGAGACAAATATGAGCTTAACATTAAAACAAGGTGAGAACGATTTTGAAAAATTAGAGAAGGGTATCTATCATGCTACCTGTTTCAGAATGGTTGATCTCGGTACACAAGACAACACCTATAAGGGTGAAACCAATAAAAGATTAAAGGTTAGACTCGACTTCGAGATTACAGAAGCTTTAGATCCAGACACTAATCAAGTCTTGATGGCAGACGGTAGACCATTCGGTGTAGGTAAAGAATACACAGCTTCTCTGTTTGAATCTGCAAACCTAAGAAAAGACTTAGAGTCTTGGAGAGGCAAGAGCTTCACACAAGAAGAGCTAGATAGCTTAGAGCTGACTGACTTCTTAGGATGCACGGTAAAAATAGAAGTGGGCCTTACACAACAGACAGCAGAATTTGCTGGTGGCAATCCAAAAATTATGAGGCTATCCGAACCACGCAACGGCACAGAACAAGTAGCTACTGTAAACCCACAGGTTGCATTTGATATGAGTGTTTACTGTGATGAGTTCAATGGCAACAGCAACGCAAACTCTAAAGCCATGTGTGATGTGTTTGATGAAGTACCAGCCTACTTACAAAAGAAAGTAGAAGAGAGTTACGAATACAGAGCAGCTGTAGAGAAAGGTGCTAGAGCATCAACAGTAGAAGTAGAAGCACCAGCAGAGTCATTAGCAGACCTAGCGTCTAGCAGTGATGACGATGATAAGTTACCATTCTAAATAGTTTTCCGTGGGCAGTCCCTACTATCCTTTTTGATCTCACACTCAAACAGGTACTGCCCACACCTTTCACAATATGAAAACAGAAACAGACATGGTTAATCAACCACCACATTACCAAGGTGATATAGAGTGCATTGATTACATACAACAACAGTTGGGTGACAATTTCAGATACTACCTAGAAGGTACAGCCATAAAATACTTACACCGTTTCAAATATAAAGATAAAGAAATAGAGGACCTACAGAAGAACCAATGGTATGTCAGTAAGTTAATAGAAGAATTAGAAAGATTAGAAACAAAGTTCAAACAAGAACTAATGACAGAAGCGAGGAAGTTCATTGAGTAGTTTAGAGTACGACATATACAATTTGCCATCAGCAATAATGATGGAGCACCAGCTGTCACAAGAAGTGATACAAACATTAAACAATTACCTAGATACCAAACTTAAAGATCCATTTAGAAAATCTTTGAGTGGTGATCTGGTAGGACAGATACACCAAGGTGAACAGCTGTCTATGAATTATGAAGCAGAAGAACTGCAAGAATTTAGAACCATAGTTGAGAACTTAGGTGTGGCCTATCTCAGACGTTTTGTAGAACAGACCGGCACTATGATAAGGCCCAAGCAAGTAGTCACAGATAAGCTTTGGTCGGTTCACTCTTATGAAGGTGACTACAATCCAATCCACGATCACCTGACAGCAACACCTATGGGCATTAGCTTTACCACTTGGACCAAGGTACCGAAACAAATAGGCAAGACTGCGGAAGGTAAAGAGATAGAGGATTACAGTTTATACAACTCATCTGGAGCTATCGATGGGTTTATCAATTTCACATATGGTCTTAATCAGACAGCGGATCCAGAAAGATTAAGACCTTCACAGTCTCGATATGTGAAACCAGAGGAGGGTAAGTTACTGTTGTTTCCATCTTGGATGCAGCATGTGGTTTATCCTTTCTTCGGTAAAGGTGAGAGGCGCACAGTGGCTGGCAATATGAATTGCTTTGATGTAACAGAAGAACAAATGAAAGAGGTACAAGATGGAGTTTAAAGTAGGGGTATACGAAGATATACCATTTGAAGATTATAACGAGATACCAGCTTACAGAGCATCGGATCTAAAAGATGCAGCTAAGTGTATGTACACATGGAAGAACAGAAAAGGTTTTGTGAGCTCACCAGCTCTATTAGAAGGTAGCGTTCAACACAATGTTTTCTTGGAGTTTCACAACTTCGACAAAGACTTTGTTATCCAGCCACCCATAGACAGAAGAACCAAAGTAGGCAAAGCAGAGTATGAAGACTTCTTAGCCACCGCCGGGAACAGAACTGTTATTACTCAGGACCTGTACGATACTTGTATGGAGCGCAGAGAAACCGTGAAGCATTTAATTCCTAATGGCGAGAACGACAGGACAGAGCTGACAGTTTGCTTTGAATACCACGGCCAACCATTTAAGTCGCGTTTGGATTGGTATGACGGCAAGAGGGTATGGGATCTTAAAACCTGTAGGGACGCTTCACCAAGAGGATTCAGGCAAGCGGTAAACAACTTCAACTATCACATGCAAGCTGCACTTTATGTCGATGCCTGTCGTATTGTTGGTTTACCAGCAGAGGGGTTCTCATTCTTAGCGCAAGAGAAAGCACATCCTTATCCTTATGTGATATATGAAATGTCAGATGAATCTATGTTGTATGCCAGATCAAAAAACGAACAGGCCTTGGCTGCAATACTGAACGCAAAAGAAAGCGACAACTATAGTCCATACAACCTAGATGGTGTACAGACTATAGAGCTGGGTGATTTGTATTAGGTTAGTCTACTTCGTCTTCATGTAAAATTTTTGTCGGCCTTGTGTAGAAACCAAACTTAGTATCATCTTTAGAAGGATTTACTCTCGCAAAGAAAGATAACCTGTCGCCTCTTTCACCGACATAGCCACCCCAAACCTTGAAACCCCTGTCGTCTTGGAACAAACATTTGGCGGTGTCGCCCCATTGAGTTTCTACTTTTTTTATACCTAGAACCACACCTTCGAATTTAATTCTTTCTTCTGTGATTGGCACCGGCTCTGCTTTTTCGTAAGCTTCTTTTTCTTTTCTAGCAGCCTCCTCTAACTCTTTGTCTCTCTGCTCTTTTTGTTCTAACCAAGCAGAGTTGTCATATTCTACTTTTCTGTTTGCTCCTGTGCCCCATTCATTTGTATCTTTTTCTCCGTTCAAGGTAAGTTTTGCATCACCTACAATCTCTTTTGCCTTTTGTACTGCTTGCTCATAATCAGTAGAAAGATTGTAGCAATAGTTGGTTTTGACGTAAGGCTCTGCAATTCCGTCTATACCTTTTCTGTAGTCAACAAAAGAATATTTAAGAGTATACATAATGTTGTCTTCACCTGTATCAATCCAATAGTGCGCTTCAAATTCCATTACGCTACCTCCGTTCTATCGTAGTGATATATTGGCTCGACCTGT